CAGTAGACGTAGAAGCTACACCATTCATCTGGGAGATTGATAACCGTGACGCCTTCAAGACAATGGGCGACATGTTTACCAAGCTAGAGAAGATGCGTAGGCTACCACCACAGCACAACATTACCTTAAGTACAAGAGAAGTACCACTACCAAACGGCAGTAGCTTCTTTGTACCAGAGGCAGATTTGGACTTGAGTACTACATTAGAGATGGAGAATGAAGCACAAGAAGTCTTCGCAAGTTTCGTTGCATGGATTGCTAACTATAATACATACATCCTTGGGGCATGGGATGAAAACATGCACAAGAATGAAGAGGTAGATATGGATACAGTAGAGGAATTTGTAGATATATCTGCAGAGGACTTCGTGTAATGAACCACCCCGCTGAACTGGCTATCAATCAGTACTTAGAAAACGCTACAAAGGGCACGTCAAAAATGTCTGAGGCAACAATCAAACAGATTGGTGACGACGTAATGGATTCTATGAGACGCCAGTTTGGTGGGGGCAATAAGCGTGATGCATTTAGGATACGTATGTCTAACATAGGTAAGCCTACTTGCCAGCTTTGGTTTGCTAAGAATAAACCAGAGGAAGCATTGCCCTTACCAACAACATTCGTAATGAACATGCTATTAGGTGACATAGTTGAAGCGGCATTCAAAGGGATCATCAAAGAAGCTGGTGTTCCATATGAGGATGATAATAACTTTATCACACTTGACATAGGTGGTGAGACAATCAAAGGTTCGTATGATCTTATTATGGATGGTGCGCTTGATGATGTTAAGTCTGCGTCTGACTGGTCATACCGCAACAAGTTTGAGTCCTATGACACACTACAAAAGAGTGACCCCTTCGGTTACGTAGGTCAGTTAGCTGGTTATACTAAGGCTACTGGCAAGAAGGTAGGTGGCTGGTGGGTAGTCAACAAGGCTAATGGTAACATCAAGTATGTACCTGCCGATGGACTTGTACTAGATGAACAGATGGCTAAGCTTGAGAAGACAGTACACACAGTAAACGCAAACAAGTTTGAGCGTTGCTTCCAACCACAACCCGAAACGTTTAGGGGTGTACCTTCAGGTAATATGGTACTAAACGATAGTTGTAAGTTCTGTGATTTTAGGTACTCGTGTTACGACATAGACGAACAACCATCTAAGGTGTCGAAAGCTAAGACACTACCAATTGTGGCGTACATAAATGAGAGCTAAGCAATTCGCCGCCGCTATGAAGCATGGATATAGGAGTGGTCTTGAGGTTAAGAACAAAGATTTCTTAGTTGAAAATAAAATGCCGTTCAAGTACGAGGAAGTTAAGATTGAATGGGAAGACCTCATGTACCGAACCTATACTCCAGACTTCGTGTTGAAGAATGGTATTATAATTGAGACAAAGGGATTATTTAATTCTGACGATAGGCGAAAGCATTTAGCAGTTAAGGTACAGCACCCCAAGCTTGACATAAGATTTGTGTTTACAAGTAGTAAAAGAAAATTAAGCAAAGGAGCTAAAACTAGCTATGGACAATGGTGTGCTAAGCATGGTATACCTTATGCAGACAGGATCATACCTATAGAATGGTTACAAGAAACAGGCAAGGACATGCATCCACCATTGATACAGTGTCCATACAAGAGAGTGAAAAGGGGATAACATACATGAAAGACGATGAAGATAAAATATTTATAGACTTTAGCCCAAATGATTATATCATAAGGTTATCACCCTTCTTTGATGAACAAGGAGATTGGACAGGAGAGCTTATGGTAGGGTGTATAACTACAGAAGATAACGATGTGTCAGATGACGATCACTATCACCTGATGGGTATAACACAAATGGTCTGTGCCGCAGTACCAGCAATAGAAGAGAGTGAAGAAGTTCGCAATACCTTAATGAATATACGAGATAGGGAATTAGAAAATCAAACTGATGAAGTAGAAAAAGAAACAGTTAAGAATAGGATTGACAGTGTAGTAGGTAATGTGATAAAAGCAACGTTCCATTAGTATAGGAGATATGATATGAAGTTAGAACAAATAAATGCAGTCAAAGAAGATATGGTAAACTCACCAGCACATTACAACTTCGCAGGTGTTGAGTGTATAGATGCTATTCGTGCCGCAACAGGTGAAGATGGTTTCTCGTACTACTTACAGGGTAACATAATGAAATACTTGTGGCGTTTTAAATACAAGAATGGCTTAGAGGATTTGCAGAAAGCGCAGTGGTATCTAAAGGTACTGATTGAGGACCAAGATGATAGTTAAAGTATTCTTAACCATAGAGATAGACGAAGAAGATTATCCTATGCCAACTGACGGTATTGTGAATGATGAAATCAGGGAAGCATTACAAGAATTTATCTACGATGTAGATGGTATGACAATTAAATCAATTAAAACAGTAGTGGAGTAACAAAACATATGAACAATTATTTACCAACAGACTATCAATCATTTATACATACATCTCGGTATGCACGTTGGGTTGACAGTGAAGGACGAAGAGAGTCATGGTCTGAGACAGTCGGACGTTACATGGATAATGTAGTGCGACGAGTACTGGACATCGACACAATACACATAGCAAAAGAAATAGAAGAAGCTATACTTAACCTAGAAGTGATGCCTTCTATGCGAGCAATGATGTCGGCTGGCCCTGCTTTAGACAGAGACAATACAGCAGGTTTTAATTGTAGCTACCTACCAGTTGATGACCCTAAGTCATTCGACGAAGCTATGTACATCTTGTTGTGTGGTACTGGTGTAGGCTTTAGCGTTGAGCGTCAGTTCATTAACAAGCTACCCGAAATACCTGAGCTGTATAACAGTGACACAATGATTGTAGTTAAGGACAGTAAGGAAGGTTGGGCTAAGGCACTACGTCAAATGCTTGCGCTACTATGGGCAGGAGAGATACCTAAGTTTGATACTAGCCGTGTTCGTCCTGCAGGTGCAAGGCTAAAGACATTTGGTGGTAGGGCTAGTGGTCCAGCTCCATTGATAGAGTTGCTTAACTTTGCAATCTCTACATTCAAAGGGGCACAAGGACGTAAGCTGTCTAGCATAGAGTGTCACGATCTTATGTGTTTCATTGGGCAAATAGTTGTAGTCGGTGGGGTGCGTAGATCAGCGATGATTTCCCTGTCAAATTTATCAGATGATCGCATTCGCCACGCTAAGTCAGGACAGTGGTGGGAGACCGCACCGCATCGTGCGTTAGCTAATAACTCTGTATGCTATACTGAGAAGCCAGACATGGAAACATTCATGCGTGAGTGGCAGTCGTTAGTTGAAAGTAAGTCAGGTGAACGTGGTATCTTTAATCGACAAGCATCTAAGGTACAAGCCGCTAAGAATGGCAGACGTGATCCTAACTATGAGTTCGGTTGCAATCCTTGCAGCGAGATAATTTTACGCCCATATCAATTCTGTAATTTAACGGAGGTAGTTGTACGAGCAACCGATACCATTGAGTCCTTATCAGCTAAGGTATACATGGCTACGATACTAGGTACTATACAATCTAGCTTCACCAAGTTTCCTTACTTGCGTAAGATATGGCAGAGAAATACAGACGAAGAGCGATTGCTAGGTGTGTCGTTGACAGGTCTGATGGACAACCCACTGATGACATCTAAAAACAAAGGATTGGAGAATACACTTGAGAAACTTAAAAAGATCGCAATTGATACTAACTCTGAGTGGGCTGAACGGCTTGGCATCCCTGCTTCTACTGCTATCACTTGCGTCAAACCTTCTGGTACTGTCTCCCAGCTTGTTGACTCTGCTTCTGGGATTCATGCTCGTCACTCAACCCATTATATTCGTACTGTTCGCGGTGACAACAAAGATGGACTAACACAATTTATGAATGCACAAGGTGTGCCCAATGAGCCATGCGTAATGAAGCCGGACACTACTACTGTGTTTAGTTTTCCAGTTAAGTCACCTCGTGGTTCTGTTACACGAAACGACATGACCGCCATTGAGCAACTTGAGACATGGCTTATGTATCAACGCCACTGGTGTGAACACAAACCAAGTATCACATGCACTGTTCGAGATGAAGAGTGGATGGAAGTAGGAGCATTTGTGTACAAGTACTTTGATGAGATGTCAGGTGTGTCCTTCTTGCCACACTCAGACCATAGTTATCAACAAGCACCCTATCAAGAGGTGGACAAGGATACCTATAATGTGCTACTAAAGGCTATGCCTAAGAAGATTGATTGGTCAAGACTATCTGACTATGAGATAGAGGACAACACTAGCTCAATGCAAACGCTTGCATGTAGTGGAGACTCATGTGAGATGGTAGATATAAGCTAACTAACTACCCTGCCCCTTAACTGGGGTGGGGCTAACGTAATCAAAGGAGAATATAAACATGGTTAAAATAACACTACACGAAGTAGAGTATGAAACTGATAACTTCGACGACGAACAAAAAAAGATAGTTACTGAAATTAAGTATAACAGTAACTTGCAAACGCAGATAGACTATCAGTTGCATAGCCTACGAAAGTTGGGTGAGACACTTGTTTTGAACTTGCAGTTAGCGCTGAGCGATATAGATAAACCAATGCTACCTAAAACTAAAAAATAAAATAAGGAGACGTCTTATGATAAGAAAGACTAGAGCAGAACGTGGATTGGGTAAGTATGATGCACCCTTAAAGGTACAGTTTTTAATGGGGTATGACAGCTTTAAATATGGGCGTGTCACCCCACCTTTCCACAAAGATACAATGCAGTTTCGTGAGTGGAACAGGGGCTTCAATACAGCCTACTATGAGAATGTAAAACGGGTAAAAGAAAATGAGTCTAGCAGAAGAAGCAAATCAATTCCTAAAGGAGAAGTACAGTATGTCTGATTTTAATTCATACCAACGTAGTGCCAGTACTACTGCAATCTATGATGATAAGTATCGTATCTTGTACCCAGCCCTCGGATTAGCAGGAGAGGCAGGCGAGGTAGCTAACAAGGTCAAGAAGCTAATACGTGATGGTCCAGAACAGTTACCCACAGATTGGAAGGAACAACTTTCCAGTGAGATAGGTGACGTGTTATGGTACTGTGCCGCACTAGCCACTGATCTCAACCTGACACTCGGTATGATAGCGGCACAGAATGAGAAGAAGTTACTAGACAGAAAAGAAGCAGGTACTATAGGTGGCAATGGCGACAAACGATAGACAAAAAAGAGGGGGCTTAATTGCCCCCTTTATTTATTTACTGTATGCTTTTTTGTACGCCTTACCTATGATGGCTAACTCTCTTAAATCGTCAGCGTTCAAGGGATCGGGCACTCGATTTCCCCTATTGATACCACGCTTAATAAATTCAGTGGTAGCTAACTTACGAAACTCCCTTGGTGTTTTTCGATATTCAATCATTGCTCTAGTATAAGCATCGCCTTTGACTTTCGACGCACTACTTATTTTAGTTTTGTACTTGCTTATCTGTGCCTTTAACAGAGGGCGTAACTTATTGCTTACATACTCGTTCGATGTAAACTCTTTTTGGACAGTATCGCTTTGCTCACTATACTCAAGACGTAACTTGTCTTCTTGTTTCTGTCCTAACTCTACAATAATAGGTAAGAAATTATTTAACATACGTATCTCATAGTTCTTTATACTAGGTACTTTACTTTTACTACTAAGTATACGCCAATCTATACCAAAATTACCTAAGTATTCCTTATCCTCTGTTGGTGCAGTGGTCATAGACAAACCAAGAAATTTCATTCCGGGATACATACGTTCACGCCCATCATAAAACCCAGCATATTCTTTGTCGGGCATAGTAGCTTCCTGTGAAGGCGTTGTAATCAAACCACGGTTACGTAATGGTTGGACTAAATTTTTTCCAAGAGAGTCTGCAAAGCTGAATGTAGGGTCTTGTGCAGTCTCTTTAAGTTTTGTACCACGTACACCTGTCGCCCGTTCTGCATCAATTACTTGACCAAAGGCCACACCCCATGTAGATAAGTAATTTCCTAGTGGCCTACCGATAAGACGTCCCGCCGTCTCTCCTGCAGTTAAGTCTGTTGCATTAGCAAGCTCTGCTATTTCCTCTAGTATAGAGTTACCTACGCCAACACGAAAGTTACTACCTGTAAATAGCTCTACAAATTCTTTAGGATCAAACCACGTACCGAAGAATGTACCATCCATCAAACGTTTAATTGCCTCACCAGCATACAAATACTGTGCTAGGGGGTAAGTCGCAGTAGTGTTTAGTACAGCTTTGTCACCTACAGGTACTTCATTATACTTTGAAGGGGCATCCTTAGATGTTCTATACAGGTAGGCTGCACCTACCGCCGCGAAACCCTGTATGTTTCGCTGTATACGTTGTCGGCCTTTGGCGGTCAATGGTCCACCACCTACTCTACCACCGGTAACTATACTAGATAGTTTTTGTGTTAAAGGTATGGATGCTCCAGCTGCGTATTGCCCCAGAAGCTCCATACTATTAAACATAAATCTAGGAAACGGCATAATAACAGTTAAACCATTGCGTGTAATAAATGTAGAGACACTACGAAATACTTCTGTATCTGGTTGTTTTGCGTATGTAATGTCAAGCGACTTTTGCACAGAGTCATCCACTATAGATAAAAAACTCCTCTGGTTCTTGCCACGTTTTATAACGTTACTTGAGTCATTAAGTAAACCTTTTAGGTTTCCCTTTTGTAGCTCATCAATTAAATCAATACCAAACTCACGCTTACTTAAACGTTGTAATTCACTAAAGAATATTCCACGTCGCATTAGATGTTCTTGCCAACGGTTAGGTGTGTTTAAAAAATCTACAGCATCTTCAAGGGCCGATAGAGCTTTATCCTCTAAGCCACCCTTACCACGACCTGACAACTTTTGTATTTCGTTTAAGTTATTTAACAGTGCGGAGTTTTGTTTTGCTAACTCTGGTGATCGCATTATAAGATCAGTATAATCCTTAGCAATATCAGGGCGAGAGAATACATATTTCATACCACGAAAACTATCCCGCCATACCTCTCCTGAAAAAACTGTGTCTACCATTCTAAAAAGCTTGTCGCCCTCTGTACCGTACTGCATGTTGTAGATAGCTTGATCCATAACGTTACCTAAACTTTCCATAGGCAATCTAATTGCACCGGACTGAAGGTTACGAGATGCTGTAGCAAGCTGTGACACCAAGCCACCACGTCGGATGTTTTCGACACGCATAATTCTATTTCGCCACTCCCCGTCTTTAGCAAGTTTAGCGGCATCTTTATCTATCTGCATTATTGCGTCAGGTTTTAAGCGTCTTATTTGAGAGAGATTGTTTAGCACCTTACCAGCCTCTGAACCTGAACCTACAATAGTAAGAACATAGTCCTCAAAGTTTAAGCCGTAATCATCTAAGAGGTTAATCAACTCTTGACCATCTAACTTTTTACTTATTGTGAGGTCTAGTAGATTATCTATTATTGTTTTATCTGGGTCAAAGCTTCCGGGAAATTTCTTTTCTAGCTCACTCGCAACCGCAACGATACCATTAAATTTATTTGGATTAAGTATGGGGGATGTGATTGTATCTTCACCAAGGTTTAGGTTAAATAAATCACCGTCACGTTCTGTTATTTGTTCTAGCGTTTCTTTGCCTGCCTCACGTGCTTTAACTTCGTCAATCTTTAAATGTTTACCATCCTGAACAGATATGGTTTTACCTACCTTAACCTCAAACTCTTTTATTAACCGATCAGCAAGCACACGATTATCTAGCGCAACTTTAGCGGCGTTTTCTGTTGCAACTTCAGCAACTTGTCTTGCGGCTAAGTCTGCACCACCAGCACTTTTAATAAAGCCTTCACTAGCTCTTTTTATATTCTTTTCCATCAAGTTATTTTTAGCTGTTTTGACAACGGCTCGTCCACCAAAGATTGATGCACCTACTTCAACCAAAGAAATACCGGCAGTCGCAGCGGCACTTTTAAAATTACCGTTGGCTAAATCTTTTTTTATACTACTATAGTTTTGGGGTAAATCAGCAATGCCAATAGCTGCACCAACAAAAGGTAAAAAGTTAGCGGTAGCCATCATTGCAGAAATTGTATCTACGTCAAGACCTGATTCCAGCAAGCCCTCAGCAAAGGTACGTTCTAAAACATTGTCACTCATAAGAAGATTGTTTACATCTATCGCTGCATCCTTAAAGTCTCCTGCACGGTTAGTTACTTTACGATCATAAATAGCAGTCATGTTTGCCTTACGAGATTTGACAAGTTCTACTTCAGTTGTTGTACCGTTTTCTTCATCAAGTTTTCTGGCTCGTTCTAGTGCTCGTTGGTATACTTCGTTATCTTCATCTCGTACACGCATAGGCTTTCCAAAAAGTCCTACTTTATCGTACTCATTATAATACTCTTCTTCTCCCTTACCTTCATCAATTTGTTTAAGTATGCGAGCATCCATTATAGACAACTCATCTTCCCAAGACAGCTCTACATCACTGGCTACAGGAACTACAGGCTCTTCGTCAATGACTACAGGTTCTTTGTCAATGACTACAGGTTCTTTGTCAATGACTACAGGTTCTTTGTCAATGACTACAGGTTTTTCGACAACTACAGTCCCTACATTACCGCTGTCTTTTTTCTTCATCTTTGCAAGACGTTGTTCATAAGTTAATGGTTCCATAAAATACTACTCGCCCCCAACTTCAAAGTAATTTGCTCCATAAGTATCTTGATTGGTAGTTACAAAATCTTTAATGCCAGTAAATACGTAGATAGATGTAGGCGTTTTTACAACCTGACCTTCTTTATATACACCACGCTCAGCGTTATTTAAAAAGTCTTCGTTACTATCCGCCTGTACTAAGACGCTAGTGCCTGTATCGGATTGCGATAAATTTTGTGCGTAAAGAGTTAAACTGCTCATGGCGTCGTTATACAGACCGTTTGTTGCATTACGCATACCCTCATCATCTATACCCATGTTACGCTCTATCATTTGCCGTGCTACACTTAAATTTAATATGTCCCCTAAGAATTGATTACCCTCGGTCATGTTTTTAATTTCACCATCAATACCTACGTCAAAACCATACCCTGCACCTGCACCTCTTCGAATCTCATTTATATTACTACTTACAGTACCCAAACCAAAGATGGCCTTCGTTGTAGTATCACCACTCGCAGCTTCAGCTTCTTTCTTATCACGTATAGTTTGGAGTATAGCTTCTCGTTGCTCATTCCATTGACCGATATTTTTGCTATTAGGGTTGCGTGTTATCTTTAAAGACAAATCAGTTAAACCTGCATCAAATGTTTTATAGATAGGATCAGGCTCACCATACAATTGTGCGTAGGCTTCTGAGTTTATAGAAAACCCATCAGATATTTGTACGTTTTTACCTACGGTTTCCGCTTGCGTTTTTACTTTTGCTTCTGCAGTTATATCACCCATCTGTGCAACTACAGGCTCGTTAAGGGATTCCGCATTGTTTAAAATGCTCTGGGCGTCAGTAGCGTTTCCTTTAGTCATGTTAAATATAGTGCGACCATCTAGTCCCTTTGCCCTTGCATCTCTATTTATTTGTAAAAATTCGTTTGCAGCAGCCGTACCCATAGAAAGTAAGGACGCCTGTTCATCAGGGTTATAACCAAATAGTTCTAACATACCTGTAGTCTCTTTAAGAAATTCATCTTTTTGCCTTTTTTTATTACGTTTGTATAACCTGTCTTCTTCTGTCTTTTCGTACAACCGATCCGCTGTCTTTTCATCTCGAAGGTATTTCTTTTTTTCATCAAGGTCTATTTTTTCTGAAATACCCTCAGCCATACCACCCAAAAGAGCTTTAAAATTAAATCCCATACTATAGTCTCCTTGCCATTAAGCCCGTAGGTTCTGGTGCTAGTTCTTCAGCTTCAGCTTCCATAGGTACTTCGTCAACATTTTCTTTAGCGGCATCAATTGCTTCCGGCATTTTATCACGCATCTTTTTTATAGCTACTGCAATCTTACTGTCAGGTATCTTGTTTTCATCAATACGGTTTTCCATACCAAGTTCATACTCTATACCTGCTTCGTCACCCATAAGCGCAAGAGTTTCCATTATTACAGGAGTAATTAGTACACCTACATCAATAGAATGCAAACCTTCCATAACTCCACCGGACTGTATCATGTCAGCTAAACTCGTTAAAGGTATACCTAACTCCATAATATCTAAAAGCTCTTCGTACATTTCACTTGAAGTAATACGAGGAATGTAATGCGTAAGTGCTTCTTCTATTGTACCATACTTAGGTGGTGATTGCCAAGGTCTAGCTCCTACTTCGGCAGTCAGTGACATGCCCGGAATTGGTGCATCAAACTTCTGTTGTACTTCTGCCATCTCTTATCTCTTTTCTTTTCATGCGTATGTCTGTCATGTACTGTCGTATCCTATCTCTAGGTTCATCGGACACTTCTGTATCTTTACGCATAGATTTACGTGCCCTAGATAGTAATCCCATAGATGTTTTTTCAGGTTTTGTATTACCGTCTTCTGATGTTATGATACTTGCGTATGCTTTTCGTGCTGGGTTATTTAACATTTATACTCTCCTAAAATACTCCCTTAAACATATTCCATGCGTCACCAACGATAGAACCACCGTCACCACCCATGCTACTTGTAGCAATTTTAACAATAGCGTTACCCATAGCGGCAGTTGATGAAGAGTCAGCGTTCCATTTAGCAATATCAAACGATGCATCTACCTGTAGCTTAGCAATTGCTAACTCAGTCATACGATCACGCTCACTATTAGCCGCTGTGTACGCGTACTCCATAGTGTCAGCATAGTACTGCCACATGTTTGTATACGCAGTATTACTAATGTCTAACATAGAAGCTGCATTTAATTCGTTAGCACGATTGACCGCTATTGTATCTGCCGTAGCTATTTGCCTACGCCACGTAGCATTAGATTGTTCAATCACTAATTTGTTCTGTGCGTTAAACTGATCACGTTGATTCATCATTTCGGATGTAAAGTTATTCTGTGCGTTAGTTGCTCCGGCGTTAAACTGTGACTGTGCATTAGATTGTGAAGTATTAAACTGTGCAGTAGTACTAGCTAAGTTAGCAAAGAATTGCTCAGTCTGATTTTCACTTGTAGCATTAAACTGTTTAGCGGCGTTCTCTTGTGCTTGATCTGTGAACAGAGATTGTATACGTTGTTGTGCAGTAAATATTTCTACAGCTTGCTCATTAGATAAGTTAGTTAAATCCATTTGCATCAAGTTCTGTGCGTTAGTAACTGCGGCCTGTTGTCTATTGTTTAAATTAGATACGTCAAGTTGTGATAGTGCTGCAGCTTCTCCCATTACTAAAGCTTGTCTGTTACTTAAATTGGCAAGGTTCATAGTGTTAGCTATACGACTATTCTCTAATGCAACTTGTTGATCTGCAGTGAAGTTCATGTTAGCTATATCAGATACTTTAGCTGAGTTAGACACACGAGCTTGGAATGCTTGGTCAAACTCTTGTCCCATAAACTTAGCACGTTGTTCTGCTGCAAGCATAGCACGTTGTTGTCTGTTTGACAAGTTCTGTACTTCAAACATCGAAACTATTTTTGCGTCTGCTTGTGCTATAGGTAAAGCAGATTCCATTGTAGCTTGTATTATTGCCTGACCTGCCATAGAAGACGACCCAAGACCACGTGCAATCATTGCAGTATTTGCAGCTCGCATTGCACCAGCGGCCCATGAAGGTGTAGCACCATCATCAAAGTCTTTCATCAACCCATCAAGCTGACCTTTTACAGTAGCTTTGTCAGTGGGCGTAGCGGTAGCGGCTTGTATCTGTTCTGTGTACGCAGAAGCTACAGCGGCATCTGCTACACCAGTAATTAATTCACCAGCTTCTATCTTACGTTGTACAGGATTACTCATAAGAGTAGTTGTACCTTGCGCGGCAGTGAGATCACTTACCGCTGTAGTAGTTTGCTGTGCACCTGTTATTATTGCATTAGGATCAACAGTACCTTGTGCGGCAGTAGTTGCATCCGCTACGGCGTTTACATCGGCAGATACAGTACGTGGATCAATGGTAGAAGTTTCTATAGCTGTAGGCGCTGTAGCTTGAGTAGTATCTGCAAGTGCAGTAGGTGAAACTATGTCACCTTTTAATTGCCCACTAGCTGGATCAATAAGTTGATCTTGTTGTGCTACAGTACCTACAGGATTAACCTGTGTACCTGTTGGTAATCTAGGGTCTTGAACTCGTTGTGCAGAAATGTCAGCAATAGATGCTGTTGTAGCTTCACGAGGGTCTGTGTTTTTTGTAGCTAAATATGCTTCGTATGCTCTATCTTGCGCCTTACCAACACTACTAGAACCCATAGAACCAAAAAATGGGCTATCATACATATCTGTAGTACCCACCCTGTTTCCGGGATTATTTTGGAAGTCTCTATATTCCTGTGAGTTATAAAAACCTTGATCTACATCTGGGCTTAACTTACCATCAATAGGACGCGCAATCTTTGATATTGCATCACGATCATACTCTGCTACACCACCAACTGCATAGTTACGTTTAGCCATACCACCGTTCATCATTTGCACAGCTTTATTTTGATACATATCCATAGTAGTTTTTTTGTCAGGGTTCTGAGCTAAGTAATCATTAAACCCACTCATGTTACCCCGATACCCTAACTTACCTGCAATTGATTGCATGGCCTTGGGTTTAAATCCTTTGAATTGCATCATTCTATTATGTTCCTTTTATTGCCATACGACAAAGTATAATAGCTTACCAGTTATCTGTCAAGCCTTTTCTTATGTTAATCTGCGAGAGGGTTATCTAAAGCTCTCTGTAGTTTACCCATTAGTCTATCTTCTAGCTCTTTCATGTCAGTGTTCTGTGAAGTCCTAACACGTTCTCTTTGGTTCTCAAAACGAACCTCAGCTGCATCTATCATTGCTCTTA